TCCACTACCCGTAAAATTTGCAGAACCATTAGATATACTTGCACTTCCTCCAAATAACCAATCACTATCAGTTGCAAAATCTCCGTTAGTAACCAACTCACTTCCTTCTTGTGAAAAGTTACCATTTGAAACTTCTTCTGTACCTATCTGTGAAAAGTTACCATTTGAAACTAACTCACTACTAATTATCTGTACATTCTCTACTAAACCTTGTGCATTAACTCTAGTTGCAGCAGAACTTCTACTGAATGTAAAATCTCCATCTCCATTCTCTGGCTTTACACTTAACATACCACCATCATTGTATGCAGTTGGTGTAAGTAATATTGATGCTTTATCTAATAAATTATCTGCCATCTTATTCTATGTTTTCAATTGTGGTTAATGTTGCAGTTGTACAAGTTACATTCTCATAATAAGATGCCCTTGCTTGTAATGTTGATAATAAACTAGGTATTGCACTTGTTACTGATAAATCATAATAAATACCTCCCCAGCCATTCTGAACTGGATTACCCCACCAACTAACTGGATATATTTCGTTTGCCATCTTTATTTTTTATCTTTTTAAACAATATCTCCATCTTCTTAACGTTGGAGTCTTTTGGTTTATAAATCTTTTTCTTCATACTATCCTAAAAATATACCTCCAGAGAAATTAGAATCTGTATCTGGACTCATCTGCTCATTTGTAGATGTGTTATATTCTGGGAATAGATTGTTATTGTAATCCATATAATCTAAGAATCTCCTAGTATAAAAGTCAGCAGTCTCATTAACTTTACCCATTAAGTGTACTAACTCATCTTTATCTATAGCTTGTTTGTTATCTCCAATATGCTTGTAGATACCTCCATTACCAATATTATAAGAAGCAAATGGAAGGTAAGAACTTTGACTAAACCAAATCAACATAGGCTTTACATACTGATTAACTAAGTTTTTATAGTTAACATTAGCAGCATCATCAAGTGTGTTTGTTAATATTAAGTCCTGTAGCTTGTCGTATAAGTTTCCACCTAAATAGTTTTGGATATGCAAATCTTGAGCAACCTCTACAAATTGTATCAGCTTATCATCATCTGTATTTCCAGATATAATAGACTTTCTTTTTAAGTCATTTAATGTTATAAATAATGCTTTAGTTGCCATATCTTATTTTTTATTTGTTGGATAAGCCCCTCTATCTGGTCTATCAATCATTCTTTCAGTCATCTCACTTGGATTGTTAGGTTCTTTTAAACCTTTCTCATAAGCTGAATTAGGGTCTGTTCTTTTATCTCCTTTTAACTTATAAACTCTAAGTTCCCAGAAATGATGACAGTTTTTACCTCCCTTAAATTTCAGCAAACTATAGTTCTGTCTGTTATGACCTAACTCACTATTTACACCTCTAAAAGACATCATATTAATATCTTCCTTTCTAAATACTATCTTTCTCTCTGTAAATGTTTCCATCTTCTTGCAGAACTTTCTGCTGTTAGGAGATTTTCTTACAGGCATGTAAGCATATCTAATTTTATAGATGTCACTATCTTCTTTAGATGATTTATTGCTATACTTAATTTCAGCCATTTTAACCTCACTTAACTCCTCAGCATACTTCTCAGTATGTATAACCTCCCAATCATCGCTTAAAACCTCTCCTAATCCTTCTAACTGCTCTAGCATATCGTCTCCTTCTTCATCAGAGAAGTCACTTGGTTCTTCTTGAGAACTTAACTTCTCTCCTGTTTCTTCTTCTCGCTTAATCTTAGTAGATATGTTGTCTAGTTCTGTAAACTCAATAGGTTGTAAAGTAACAAAGTAAAGGTTTAAGTATATTCCGTTTATAGCTAATATCTCACAGAAGTCATCTAATAAATCCTTTTGGAAAGGTCTAACAACAAAGTTATCCATAAGTATAGATGCAGTTCTTAATTCCTCTGCATTGTTACCAAAACCTGTGTTGTCTTTAATACCTAACAAAATAGGAGATACAATTCCGTGTCCTAACATTATCTTCTCTCTACTCTCATCAGCTAAGAACTGATATTGTGCGTGAGCATCTGGTAAGTGTATAGGGTCTATAGTCGCTGAACTATCTTTGTCTTCGTTAAAAGCTATAATTGTTCTACCTGCATTGTTTGTTCCTCCAAACTTATCGTTTATCTTGCTTTCTATTAATTCTTGAGTCTCCTCTGGAGGAATACCATTATTGAAGTTAATAAATAAGCTAGGTTGTAAACCATTTTTTATATTGTTGATATGGTAGTTAGATACCTCTACCTCTAAATCACAGTACTGTAAACATCCATGATAGTCACTAGGAGTATAATACCAGAATCCACTTTGATAAGGTTTAGATACAAATATCTCAGAAGTTTCCTTCTTTCCACCTTGACAAAAAGCAGGTATTCTTTTAGGCTTATCGCCTCTTTTGTACTCAGCCCAATTAGGATGATAATACCAAGCCTTTATAATTCCATCTACAGCTTTCTCAGCTCTAAGTGTTTCTATTGGAAAGTGTAATGCTTTTAATACTTTCTTTTTTGTCTTATTGTAAACAACTTGGATAGCAGCCATTCCTAACTCCTTTCTATCGTTTACTATTCTTTTAATATCTTTAGGTTTAAATATTAATTGAGTCTCTGCCCATTCTACAGGCTTTTCTTTACTATCAGTACACTCTAGTCCTCTACCATAAATCATATCAGATATACCTTTGATACATCTTGAGTTGGTAGGACTACCTAAGTTTAAGTCTATTAGTCTACCGAAGTGATTGTTGTCTTCTCCCCAACTAACCCAGTTATCTCCTTTTCTCTCTATAGCCTTAGGCATTTCATAGGTAGATAATTCAACTACACTAAAGTTCTTAGTATACGTTTTTGGCTTACTTACTGAATAATTCTTTTTAATATTTATTTTACCCATTATATTGTTATGTATTTATCATCGCCATCTGTATCGTTCTCTTCGTAATAGTCTGTACTTATAGTATGGTAGATATCCGTGTCTGTTTGACTTGTAACGTATATCTTATCTCTATACCACAAATTAGAACCTCTAGTCATCTCTAGGACATAGGCTCTTTCGGCTATAAACTTGTCTGAAGATAAAGTTACATCTATGTAGTCATTGTTGACTGATGCTGTAACATTAGTAATCGTTACAGACTCTCCTGTACCATCCTCTCTTATTGTAGCATTGATACCTGTTGTATCTAATGTTCTAGGCAATATAGAAAAAGTTTGTGAGCTTGATGTTGGCAATAATCTAATCATAAACTTATAACGTATATTCGTTTTTTTGTTTTTATTACAAAAGAAAAGGTCTACCGAAGTAGACCTAAACTAAAAACATAAAGTAAACGTGAAACTATGATTGAACTACAACGGTAAATCCTACAGTTGCAGGGTCAGAGTCTAAAAAGTTTGCAGGTCTCTTTTCCATACCAGTTAAAGTTAATGTATAACCACTAAGGTCATTCATTGCTTGTCCTGTTACGATAGTACCAGCAGTTACTTGACAGCCATTTTCAAATCCAGCTAAAAAGTAATTGTCATTTTGGTCTTGAACGATAACTCTTGGTCTACCATAAGAAAGTAATTTTAATTCTTTATGGTCATCAACAGTTAATTTTTTCAAGGTCAATTCAACTACTTGTTCGAAGGCAGTAGTTCCTGTTTCAGCACTAGACTGAATATTTTGCGTGAAAGAAGAAGCATCTCTTACTTCATACTTGTATACATTTGGTGTTCCAGTTACAGCGTCAATAACGTCTGTATCAGAAGAATCAAATGTGTAGCTAGCAGGAGTAGTATCTTCAAAATTCGAGAAGTAGATAGCTTTTATACCTCCAACCGAATCTTTACATACTTCTTTTCTTCCTAATGTTAAATCACAAGCCATTTGTTGTATTGGGTTTTAATATCCCTCCCCACAAAGAGGAGGGTTATTGTTAATAATCAGTTAATTAAGCTGGAGTGTAAAGAACGATGTCTGAACCAAATCCGTGTTGTACACCTGCTGTAAATCTCATTACGAAACGTACATTTTGTGAACCATCAATGTCAGCCATATCTAATACTTTTACTTCGTTGTGGTCAGATAATAATCCTGTTCCAAAGAAGATGTTAGAAGCTTCAGCTAAGTACATGTAGTTAGAGTCTAATCCGTTTGCTAAGAATACCTCTACTCCATCAAATAATAATGAGTTGATAGCTTGGTTATTTCCTTTTGCTTCGTAACCAGCAGCTCCTACTCCGTCAGCACCAAATCCTCCTAAAGCTCTTACATAAGCTTTATAAACGTTTTGAGCAACGTATAATTTTACATCTGACTTTCCGTATAATGCAGAAGGCATAGCGTCTACTACTTTACCCATTTCAGCGATTACGTTAGCAGAAGTAACAGTAGTTCCTACTACATCGTTTACAGTTCCGTCAGCAGTAGCTAAAGCTACTAATCCGTCAAATTCTCCAGCAGTTGCAGTAGCACCCATCCAGATATTTTTCTCATTCTTGTCAGCAATCTTAGCAATAATCTCAGCGATTAAAAACTCTTGGAAAGAAGGAGGTAAGTTGTCAAATGCAGAATATCCCATAGATATTGCATCCCAGTCATCTCTAAAATCAGATTTACACAAGTTTAAGTTTACTTGGAATTCCTCTGGTTGTAAGATTTTTTCGTCTAAAGTAACAGTATCAGTAGCAGCGAAATCACAGCTTCCATCAGCGATTAAGTCTGTGGTAGAAAGTCTCTTGATTACTTGCTTGAACTTTACATTTGGTTTAACAGTAATACCACCGTTTTCGATAGTATTTGCAGATAATAAAGCTGCTGAGATGTACCCTGCTGCTTTTTCTCCTGCGTAAGTTGTTGTAATTGAAGTTGTTGTTGCCATCTTTTTTTATTTATTAAATAGTTTGTTGTAGATTGAGTCTTTCACAGTTCTACTTCTGCTTTGTGAATATAAATGTTGTTGTTTTTGCTCTACTTGAGCTTCTGGAGAATGTACTATTTCTTCTGCTTCAGCAGATAACTCAGTAACTTCTTCCTTAATTTCTACTTCCTCTGATAACTCAGCAGGAACGTCTTTCTCCTCTGAAGGCGAAACGATTTCCATCATTTGCTTAACAGAAGCTTTTAATGAATCTAACTCTTCGTATAAAGAATCGTATTTCTTTTTTAGTGATTCAATATCTGAATCTTCAGAAATAACTTCTTCTACAGGAGCTTCTTCGATAACTTCCTCAGCTTGTTCTACTTTTTCTTCAGCTAGTTCAACAACCTCTTCTACAGGTGTTTCAACTACTTCTTCAGAAGAAAGCAAAATACTTTTGAAAGCATCTACAATTTCTTTTGGACTTTTCATAAATTAAAATTTATTATTAATACTAACTAATACTAATAACTAGTAATATAAATATTGTTGTATTTTTGATTAAATGTTTCCTATTCCTTGATTAATCATTTTACCCTTACAACACTCTCTGCTATACTTACTTCCGTCTTTACATAGACACCCTCTTCGCTTGTTCTTTGGAGATGTTCTACTCCACTCTTGTTCTTTTCTTCTACTCATCTTTTAATTTGTTTAGGATTTCATTTAATAATTCTAGAGCCTCAGAGTCCTCTTCAGATAAAGATAACTTCTCTAGTTTGTTTATAGCCCATTCAACACCACTAGTTCCTCCCCAGCAATCCCACATAAGTCCACCACATCCTTCCGAATAAGGTACGTCTTTATGTTGCTGATGTCTTTTAAATGATGCCATTCTAGATATTGTATCTCTAGTTAGTGGCTCTCTGTTAGCTAGTTGGTTTGCTCTTTGTTTTCCAACAGGAGTACCACAACTTCCCCATCCATTCTTCTTTACCCAAGCTAACGCTCTTTTAGCATTGTTAGTTGCAGATTGTGGATAGTCACTATAGGACTTTAACTCTTGCTTAGCTAACTCTTGTTCTTTTTGACTGAAGAAACCTTCTATACTAAAACCAAGATACTTACCTTGTTTTACATCTTCCCATATCTCATCGTTATCAATCTTCATAACTACTGCCCAAGCACCTTCTGGAGCATCTAACTTGTATAGGTTAGTTTTATCCATATTAGGGTCTTCTACTATCCAAGACTCTATAAGAGATACTCCTTTTACTGCTAGTTCGTGTTCTATGGTAGCATTGTTGTTCTTTAGTCTTTTAAGGTAAAGTTCAGATGCCTTCTTAACAGTCTCTTTAGAGAACATTATCTTATAAGCATAGTCTCCACTTTTTCTAAATATTTCCTTGTCTGGAACTAAAGCTAGTCCTACTACAATTCTTTTCTCGTCATCTACAGATTTGAACTCTACTTTGTGTCTACTTAAAGCTACAAAGTTTTCTTCTATTGCAGGACTTTCTACTAGAGAGATAGCTTCTATTCCATCCTCTAAATTGTTTTCGTCTATTATTAATTCTATAATGTCTAAATCTTCCATAATTATTATTTTAACCTATTGTTGCTGTGTTGGATATACTTAAATCTAATTGTTGTTGACTTGTCATTTCTGATGAAACTACATAAGCTTGTATTGGCTGACTTAATTGACCAGCTATTGATTGTGTTAGTTGATTTGATTGTGTGCTACCTGCTAGGTTAAAGTTAAACTCTCTACCTTCTCCACCACTACCTGCTCCACCTGCACCTGCTCCTATAGAACCACCACTACCTGCTGAAGACTGAAACTTTTGTCTAGCTATTTTAGCTACATTCAGTAACCCAGTAGTTATTGTTGCTGCCATAGCGACAAATCTAGCTACAGGTCTTCCTCTAAATGAATCGTCTGACATAATTTGACTTGCAGCTAAATATGTATTTATAGATGCAGTAGCTATATTAGCTGCTTTATTTAACTTAAACCTTTTCTTCTCTATAGCTTCCTGCTTCTTTCTTAGTTTTTCGTCATTTCTACCTATCTGTAACTGTATTCTTTCTCTTTCATCTTTAGACAAGTTCTCATTCAAAAGCCTTTCATTAAGCTCGTTATTTAAAGCGTTAGTCTTGTTTTGTTCTATAGTTAACTGCCTGTCAAACTCCCCACTCATAAAGTCAGTCATAGCAGATTGAACTTTCATATACTGCTGAAGACCTTCAGCTAAAGTAAACTCCTCTTTATCTTTTGTTTTAGGAATTTCAGCTCCCATCATTTCAGCTTCTTTAGCTAATTCTATCTTCTTATCGTAATAAGCCTCCCATTTTCCAAGCAATATCGGAAAGTTAGTGTCCATTTCGTCAATTTCTTTTTTTGTTGTTTTATCAAAATCAGATAATTGTTGGGTAGCTTGACTGTTGGTCATTTTACCTATTGACACTTGATAATCTAAGAATAGTTTTAGTTTAGCTTTATAAGCTTTAGCTTCTAGCTCAAACTCATCTGCGTCTTCTGTGTTTTTTCTTCTTAAATCTTCTAAATGGTATTTTCTTTGTATGATTATTTTAGCAGTTTGACTTTTAGCATTTAGTAATTCAGTCTTCTTTTCTAAGCTTCTTATTTGTTCTAAGTAATCCTCAGCATCTTCATCAAAATCTTTAGGGTCTTTTATAGGTGTTACTTTTGTTTCGTTAGTCTTCTTTAATTCAAGGTCAAGACTAGAATACATTTGAACTAAACCTCTAACTTCCTCTAGCTCATCTCTAAGTTGACCTATCTTTATTAAGTCAGCATTTTTTCTATCTTTAGATATTTTCAGTTTCTCTATTTGAATAGCGTTAGCTATTTCTTCAGCTCTTTCTAAAGCTTGTTTAAGTTTTAACTTATTTTGAAGAACTCTATTGACTTTCTCTTCAGCATCAAAAATACCCTTAAGATTATCTATTTTTAGTCCATCAAAATATTTAGGATATAATTCTATTAGCTTACTTAAAGCTCTATTTCTTCTTTCGTCTGAATTAAGCTTATCAAGAGACTCCACCACCAAAGCCTTCATCATCTCCCTCTCTTTAGTTGTCGTTTGAATTACCTGTTGCCTTATTTTAATGTAGTCTTCATACTCATCAGTAAGTTTAGCTAATTCATCTCTTTGTTGCTGTAAAACACTAGTAGTCTCTTCTGTTTCTTTTTTAGCATCACTTTGTTTATTTGCAAAGAAATCTATTAAAGCAGTAACACCTTGAAACGCAACAAGAAGACCTGCTGGTCCAGCTAAGTTTTTTATTAGACTTCCTATAGCACCTCCAAAGCCTATAGATTTACCTGTCACACCATCAACCTGCTTAGACATAAAGAATAAGTTTGAGGCTAACTGTTGTAAGTTATTGGCAACACCTCTAATACCATAAGGCATATCAGAAAGAACCCTTCCAAATTCTAATGTAGCAGAAGTAGCAGCACCTGTTTGTAAGTTTGCATTTTTTAAAACATCAACCTGCTTAGATATAGATTTAGAACTTCCGTTTCTTAAATCAGCTAATTTAGCCTCCTCTAATCTAAGCTTTCTAGCTATTACACGAGCTTCCCTTCGTCTTCCATCTAATTCTTTTAAACTATTCTTTAACTTATCTATTTCAAGAGAAGCCTTAGCTTTATCAAGCTCTATTTTAAGTAATATTACTTTATCCGAATCTGCCATCTTATAATCTTCTTTGTTTTAGGTTGTACTTAAATTCTTTCCAGTTTGTAGTGGATTGATATTTTCCTTTAGCTATCAATATGTCCTCGTCAGACACTAGCCAATCATCTTCATTTAATAAATCTATTATATCTTTTAACATATTATAGTGTTGTTATTATTACTGGTCCAGCAGTGTTACTTTCGTTCCCATTAGCATCATAAGATGATACAAAGAATTTATAAGTTGTTGCACTTGTCAAACCTGTAACGCTATAAGTTGTATTTGTAGTTGTTGCTATCTGAGTAGTTCCTTGATAAACTTTATACCCATCAGCAGCTGTTCCATCTGGATTAAAAGAAGGAAACCAAGAAAGGTCTACACTTGTAGCAGTTACATTGCTACTTGTAAAATTAGTAGGTACACTTGGAGGTACTAAGTCAGTTACGTCTGTGGTTTGAGTTGTTACAGTGTTACTAAATCCAGAGTTTGGTGTAGTTGCAAAAGAATCATAAGCACTTACTTTGAATTGATAATTAGTACCTGCACTTAACCCTGTTATATTGTGTGTTGAATTTGCAGTTGCAAAGTCATCAGTAGAAACACTTGAGAATAGTAAAAAGTCTATTGTAGTTCCAACTCTACCATAGATATTGTATCCTGTTTCTCCTAGATTATTATCAAAAGTAGATGCATCCCATTCTAACAATATTGAGTTGTCTGTTCTACTATCTACAGCTAAGTTTGTTGGGTCAGTTGGTGTGCTATTTCCTGTTGATGTAGAAGCTAATAACACTTCAGACCTATAAGACTCAACCAAATCAACACTTAAAGATGTAACTTGAATAGAGTATGTTTGACCTACTGTTAGATTTCTTAGTAAAGCAACAGGATTGTTAGGCGTAGAGCCTGTGTATGTTATATCTCCAAATCCGTGTTCAACCCCATCTATGTATGTCCTGTAATGTACAGCTTTAACTCCAGTAGCAGGTACTGTCCAACTAATATTCATATTGTCCGTTCCTCTGTTGGTAACACTAAGTCCGTATGGAGTGTCTGGTCTTGTTGCTTCTGCAAAACTCCCACTAATAAGCTCTAGCTTTGACTTACCTGTTAGTAGGTTTGTTTGAAGACTGTTAATGTTGTAGTCTAATCCATTTATTCTAAACACATCGCTTAACTCATAGCTCAACAATACACTAAGTGGAAGTGTAGCGTTCATAGTTACTAATCTAGCAGACTTACTAAAAGCCTTACCTATGTAAGTTTGATAAAAGTTTTTAAACAAGCTATTTGAATTTTCAATACCTGTAAACTCATCATATTCAGAATTAAAGTTTAGGGTTTGTGAGCCATCTGAGCTAGAATTACTAGGTCTAAAGTACTTATTTATTAATGGATTAGATACCGTTACAGCACCTGTGAACGCAGTAGTGTAAGTTGATGTGTTTACTGGAGTAGATACTGCAAAGTGTAATATTGGGTTTGTCTTTACGGTGTTTTCGTTTGAGTCAACTAACCATCCGTACTGAAATGGTGTTGCGTAATTTACGTTGCTAGGGTCTGTTGTTCTCTCATACAAAAGATGCTCAAAACCAACCTTTACTTGATATTTACCACCATCAGACACAAAATTTGCTAAATCTCGGTTATCCCTTGTCAAGTCCCCAAACTCATCATTTAATAATTCGTTTTGGTTTTTTATACCAAAAGTCTTAGGTTTAGAATAAGTAAAACTTATCTCAGAATATGTTGGAGGTCTTGATATAGTTGTTTCAGATATATCAACATACTTAGATACGTCTATAACTTTACCATTAGTGTAGTATGAGTTTAATGGCTGTATCATTATCCTGCTTTTAGAAGGCAATGACTCGTCTCTCTGAAAAAATGCAGTTAGATTAAACATCTTGAATATTGATTGTAGAAAATCAATAACCTTCATTTTAGGTATTTGACTTGTAACAACAATATAGGAAGCTGTAAATTCTGGAGAGTTAGGACTAGTGAAACTATAATCCTCAAAGTCATAAGAAATTATAATATCAGTATTTTGAAAAGTAACAGCTGTTCTCTCCGTCATACCTAAAGAAGCATTGAAGCTATTCAGCGTAGAGCCTTCGCTTGTTGTAACATAGAAGTTTAAATTCCAATTTCTAGGTTCTTCTGATGACAATACATCGTAATCTAACACAAGACTACCATCAGAGTCAAGTCCGTTAGCGTAACCTAGCGTATCTCCAGACCTCGTGTCTACAACCCTTAAATTGTATGGTCCAGTACCACTTTGAGGGCTTATACTGAATGTTAAGGTGTAGCTTTTGTATCTATCTGTTATAATACTACCTATGTCTAAATTAACTCCAAAATCTTGTTGAGTAAATATACTTTCTGTATCTCCTACAGCACTCTCTATAGCTCCCTTGTCTCTATGAAGGTGCATATAAAGCTCATTAAAAGGAGCTGTGTCTAACCAAGTCTTGTCAAAGAACAATCCCTCATATTTATCTTCTATTGCGTTTATGATATGCCTAGCTTTTATAGAAGGCTTTAAATCTCTAAAGTTTATTCCATTATGAGCTGTAGTTCCGTGTTTATGTAGGTTGTTACTAGGAGTTGGCTCGTGGTCTGGATGTCCGTGGTCGCTAGGGTCTGAATCGTAATAATAATAAGAATTACAAGATATAAATGGGTAAATAATATCCCCTTCTGAACCTCCTGTCATTGCATCTGTAGTTGCATCATACTTTAACCCTGTAATTAAACCTGTCCTAACCACACCTTCATTGTAATCGTGATTGAACCTATTTAGGTAATCTAAGTTTCCTAACTCATCATCTCCAAGTATTTCAGCTAAAGCTACAGAAGAGCCAAAGAACACTATCTTGTATGCATAAGGCTGATTGTATTTAACATCTACATCATCAAGCCTTATTTTACCAAACCTAAAGTCAGCACCTGCCATTTTTATAGAACCCTTAGCTTTAAATCTAGCATCATAGCCATCTGCTATACTGTAGTTGTAATAATGCTTAAATATCCTGTTATTATTAGGAGATGCAGGAACTTTAAATGATTGAGAATAGTCCGTAAATATTTTACCTATATCTCTAACATCTTTTATCTTTTGATTTAAGTTTATAGCCTCAAAGTCAAATAAATCAACTCTATCTTTATTACCATTATCATCTTCTATGTAAAGCTCAAGGTCTTTCATCTATCTAACGTTGTTTGTTGTGTTAAAAGAAAATTCTACGTCTATTGTGTAATTTATTAGCTTGTTATTTAAACTAGTCTTGTAGTCTATGCTTTGATTAGATATATTAATTGGAAGTACTTGTTGGTTGTAGTCTATCCAAACTTGCTCACTTAACATAAGTTGTTTAAACACTTCGTTAAAAGACTCTGGAACAAACCCACTATTTATGGTTAGTGTTTGCTTAGACATAGTTGAAAAATTTACACCCCTATGAGACGAAATGATGTCGTTTCTGTAGTCTTTTATAGTATTACCTTGAAACTTATCCCTTTCTATTTGCATAGATAATCTAGAGGACTTAAAGAACCAAAGCTCTTGTTTAGCTCCTAGTTTATTTCTAAATATTATCTTGTAGGGAGTATATTTACATTCCTCTATATCTTCTACATTTATTATTCTATCAGCAACAGATTCCGTTACAGAAACATTCGATAAGGAAAGCGATAAGTTAGATTGTTCGTCAGTAGTTTGTGCTTGAAACTGTATTCTATCAAATTCCCCTACACCACTTGCTTGATACGTTCCATTTCCTGTTATGCTTATAGAAAAAGGATACCTCATACTCACATTCCCTGTACCTCCATATTGAGCTACCGTAAAAGATACATCTAAGTTTTTTCCCACTAGTCTTTCGGAATCTTGATAAAGTCTTTGTACGCTTAAATCTGAAGAATCTAAAAAAGCTTCATCGTTACCTATACTCCAATCATCTCCTTTTGTCCAATCAGTATCGGCTTCAAAATTTCCATTTACAGTAATCTCTGGTCCGTTATGTGACTCTATTCTAACTTGCGTAACATTATTTAGCCCCTCTCCTAGAGAAGATACTATACTAGAGCTTTCAATATTAGATGATGGAGTTGTATTAGTTTGGTTAAGCAATACTGTTGAGCCACTAAAAAACGTAACTTCACTAAAACGTCTGTAGTCTAAAGGGACAATCACATCGTTTCCGTTAAGATTGTATATTAAGTCAGTGTCTATAAGACACCCATCTAATGGAGTGTTATTGTATCCTTGTTCGTAGTAAGAATACCCATAAACAGCATAGTCTCCAGTCTGTATACTACCTTGCGAAACAGCTGACGTAGTATTTGTAGTTATCCTGTAGTCAACCCAAACAACACCATTGTCTGAAGAAGAACCTGTATACCTCGTATCTATAAAATCCTTTACTAAATCAGATATATCCCAATACACAGTATTAGGGGTGTCTGTTACTGTAGAATTTATCGTGTAACTTACCTCAGAAGGTCTACTTGTTACTACTGTGCCTTCATACACCCATAGCTCCATAGATGCAGAGACTAAGTCTGTAACTGTTGCTTTTATCCAGTAAGGACTTCTAGCTAATATCTTACTCATTGCTTATATTTATTATTTTTCTTAATTCAATTCTTAAATCTTCAGCGTATGCTTCTGTTATTTCAACACCTATCTTATCCTCAATCTCCTTATACACCCTTTCAAACAGATTACTACCCTTGTAACCAAACCTTTTTATCGTACCTCTCTGAGAAGTGCTTTGCATTATAGCAAAAACAGCACTTTTGTAAGCACTATCTTTTAGCGTTGATGTCTTCGCAAACTTGTAACCACTTTTCAGCTTTCTATAAGGTCTGATACCCTTAGCCTTTATCCAAGACTCTATGTTTTTCTTTTTCTTCTCCCAACCTACATTACTATTGGATGGCAAACTACCATCAACAACGTATTTGGCATATTTTGCATCAGATGTTATCTCTATAGAGTCATCTTTTACTTTAGCGTTAAATGAATTAGCAAATTTACCTGTAGCAACAGTCTTATCTAGTCTAGCTCCTCTTTGAAGCCTAACTTTAAATTCTTCAGCTATCTTATTTAGCTCTGCTGCAAGGTTTTTCTTTTCCATTAACAGATGTTTATCTCGTTAGGCATTTCTATTCGTATAGAGCCTTCCCATCCTGCTAACATATTCTCATACTTCTCCATAAAAGGAGTTACATCTAAGTCATTCTCCGTAATTAGCCTAATATCCCACAAGTCTCCTCGCTTTAACTGCATAAACAAGTAGTTTAAGACGTTTAGCTGTGTATTTAAGACATCTTGAGAGTTATCGTTACCATAGAAGTTATCTGAAGCCTTTTCTTTGCTTACATCGACTATATCCATACAAATAACGTTTAATGTTACTGTAATTGTCCTAGAACTTAGGGTTGTTGTATCAACAATTAAGTGTGTTAAGGGAAATATAGTTGTTTTAGCTAGGTCAACATCAGATAAATTACCTGTAGTAACTGTATTACATTGTGGATGCTGTAATAACTGTGCTTTTAAGCTGTCTAATACGTTGTAAACTTGATTTTGTGCCATTATCTATTCTTATTTTGTATATCTTTTACTAATCTAGCCTCTAATTTGGCTCTGTCTTGTACATATTCCAAGTACATCATACATTGGTGTAATGGAAGCTTTGAGACTTCGTCAATTCTTCGTACATCGTCTTGTGCGAGGCATAAAAACGATTGATAATCTCCCCATTTTCTTCCAAAAGCTGCCTTCCTTCCTTGTTGGTCGTTAGTTTCGCCTGTTCCATTAAAGAGTCCATTGTATATTTCGACAATTTTGTCCCTAAACGATAAAAAAAAACCTGCATTCCTAATGCTACATTAACAGGTGCATCTTTCATCACTTCTGAGAACTTATCACTACCCTCATAATCAGCTATTCTGTAGTGATACTTGTTGCTTATGTCTTTTATTACAGGTCTGTAAAGAACCGCCATCAATTTATGCAAGTCTTTTACGTCTCTAATATAATTTTCAGCATCTTTAAACGCTCCGTATGATATTTTGTCTAAGGAAGGCTCAAAACCAAACTCTACAGTTATGCCATCTGCATCAGTCATATCAAATCTTTTTATAAATGGCTTATCTTCATTAAAGCAGTCATTTATGTGACTCAAAATGTTGTCAAAAGTGTTTATTGGTATGTTAAACGAGTCTTTTAAGTCTAATCCACAGAATATCTCTAGTGTTTTCTTGTTGATAAACTCATAATCCTCTGCTTCCTTGTTATCTTCCCATAGTTTAGCGTATTCTTGGTACTGCTGTACAGTTATACCACTTAAATCGTTGGGAATGCTAATATCAAGTTCTATTTTACTCATAATCTTATAACGCTTTTTGTGTTTTTTGTCTTTTTATTAGGTAGATAAATAAAATAAAACTATATTTGCTAACAACAAAGTGAAAATAATATTAATTATTAACAATTTAAGCAATGAAATTAGTAAGATACGAAGTTAAAGTTGGGTTTTTTAAGGGCTTATTGCTAGGAGTAAGGCATTATCCCTTTGAAAGCGAAGAAGTTTACGAAGAAGACATTGTTTTTTACCTTGGAATCATTCAATTAGTAATAACCAGAATATATCAAAAGAATTAATATGAATACAAGAGAAAAGTACGCAGAAATGCAAGAAGACGGACAATACAACTATGTAGACCCTTCATATTCCTGCACAGATTCAAGAATAGTAGCAGATGCTATACTAAAAGCAGATGAAAGAAAAGCCACACCAGTATTTAGTGGAGTGCTAAAGTACTTCCCAAATGCCTTAAAGGAGGTGTCTAGGTGTTCTAAGGCAGGTAATGACCAGCACCACCCAGATAAACCACTACATTGGGATATGAATAAGTCAACAGATGAGTATGATGCTCTAACTAGACACTTAATAGACCATACAATTAATCCTGTAGATGATGATGATATTTTACACTTAACTAAAGTAGCTTGGAGAGCTTTAGCAGGATTAGAGAGATATTTAACCAATAAACTATAAGATATGTACAAAAAGAAACTAATACAGAAACTACAGCAGTTAATAGACAAGTTACCTGCGTGTGTAAAAAGAGAACACGTTATGCAAGACTTAATAGACCTAAAGCTAAGTAAGTCGGACTATCACTATGTATCACTAAAAAACAAGTATAAGGATGAAGAAATCAAGTAAATCAAACGTACTAGAAGGAGTAATAATGTTTCTAGCATTTTCAGTAACACTAGCTATGCTTATTTATTCCATAGTATCAAAATTAGTAGATTAATTATGAGTCTAAAGAAGAAACATACAACCAAAGAGAGGTTTAAGATTATAGAGAGTGCTATAACGTCAATATACGTTGCCACTAACAAACTTAACCGAAAAGTAGAAGAACTAGAGAAACAATTAGAAACCTTAATACCAAAAGAAAATGAATAACTTTGAACTAAGACCAACAGACAAGAAAGACCACTACAGATTCTTTATCAATGGAGTAGATGTAACAGGCGAACAAGAAAGAAGTACCTTTAGACATATCATACAAGTTATAGATAATAACATCACTACAGGACTATAATGTCTGATAAGTATAAACTTAGATTAATGCATATCATAGGATGCATAAAGAACAATTATATCTCCGAGATAGAAGGATACAATTCCATTCTTAAACTCATAAGAGACTCGGAGAATGATACAGAAACAATAACTATAGATGTATAAGACAAGCTGGTCAGATAACCACCTTAAACAACTAAAAGACATAACTAACCATAAAGTAATATACGATGGTTATGAGTTTGTATGGATGTCTAAATTAGATGG